AAAGGCCAGCCGACTTGGTCGGGCGCAGCATGGCGATCAGATCCACGGCCGGAGCATTGAAGCCCGTCGTCAGCACTCCCATCGAAGCCAACGCCCGGATCTTGCCGGCCTTGAAGTCGGCAATGATGCGGTCGCGCTCGTCCTTGGGCGTGTCGCCGAAGATAGTGGCGCAGCTGATCCCGCGACGGCGGAACTCTTCGGCAACGTGGGTCGCGTGACTGACACCCGAACAAAAGGCGAGCCATGACTTCCGGTCCTTGCCGTAGGCGATGATCTCCTCAACGGCGGCGCTGGTGATTACGTCCTTGTCGACCGCCTTCTGCAGGTCACTGGCAATGAATTCACCGCCGCGCGAACCGACCCCGGTCACGTCAAGCTTGGTGTCGGGTTGCTTGGATACCAGCGGGCTAAGATACCCGTCCTCGATGAGATCCCTGACCGACACCTCGTAAGCGATGTCGCTGAACAGCGCATTGTCGCCTTCGTGAAGCATGCCGGAGTCCAGGCGGTAGGGAGTTGCCGTGAGCCCGATGACCTTCACCTTCGGGTTCATGCGCTGCATCTTGTCCAGGAAGCGGCGATACATCGTGTTTTCTTTGCCCGGGATGAGATGGGCCTCGTCGATCAGGATGAGATCGCAGTGGCCGATTTCAGCCGGCCGGCGGTGGATCGACTGGATGCCCGCGAACAGGATGCGCGCTTCAACATCGCGGCGCCCAAGCCCAGCTGAATAGATGCCCGCGGGTGCTTCGGGCCAGAGGCCCAGCATCTCGGCATGGTTCTGGGCTATCAGCTCGCGGACATGGGTGACGATGAGGATGCGCTGGTCGGGCCATGCCTTAAGCACCCCGTCGATGAACGAGGCCATCACCAGACTTTTACCGCCAGCTGTCGGGATGACCACCAGGGGGTTGCCGTTCTTGTCTTCGAAATAGCTGTAGATCGCGGCGATTGCCGACTGCTGGTAGGGGCGGAGCTTAAGCATTTGCGTCCTCCTTCTGACGGGCGTCGTTCAGCCAGTCGGAGCCGTCGGCCATGCGGTAGGCGACGAAGTCCTCACCGGCGTCTGTGACAGTTCCGGGCACGAGATCGGGGATGAAGAGGTGGCGGGCACAGGCCCGGCGCTGGACCTGGGCATCGAGCTTGCGATCGTGGCGAGCACAGTGCCAACCACCATCCACGGGCGTCGAATGCAGACAGGTCCGACAGTTCAGTGCCGCAGTTTCACCGGTGTGGCAGGCAGCATGATGGGAGCACATGCGGCACTCGAACCAGGTCGGATCGTCGCTGATCCGCGCGGGTGGATGCTGGGCATCGATAATGCGCTTGGCTTTATCGAGCAGCCGGGTCGCCTCGGCAGGATCGGCCTCGAGACGCTCGATATGCAGGGCATCGGTGTCCTTGCAGACTGCGACGTACATGGCGCGGGTCAGCCCGGTGAGGTGCATGTAGATCTGCATCTGGGCGGCGTGCTGGGGCTTCGATTTCTCGACGCCCTTGGCAACGAGGTCGGCAAAGCTTTTGACCGAGTGGGTCTTGAACTCGACGACGTGCCAGGTCTTCGGAGCTTCAAGCAGCCCAAGCGCAGCGCCATCAAGCGAACCGCCAAAGTGACCACCATGGGCTTCAACCCGGAACTGGCGGCCCGTCTCCGGGTCGACTTCCAATACGGTGGCGCCGGTCGAACGCAGATTAGCCACGATCCGGTCTTCTTCACGCTGCCCGGTCTCGAACAGGCGAAGCATGCGGCCGGAAAAGCGGGAGACGGTGACCCAGCGAAAATCATACCAAAGGGCCCGGGAGCACGGCTTGCCGATCAGCGAAGCGCCAAGATGCTCGCGGAAGCCATCACCTTGGCGTCCTTCATAGGCCGCGTAGATTGCCGTCAGGGTGGGTGTCGGCGGGGCGGGAAGTTCTGCCATCACAGATCCTCCGCTTCGCTGCGGACGCGTGCTTCGGCGACCAGCTCAGCCCAGACTTCTGGATCGTGGCGAGCGCGCAGGATCTCGATCAGCGCGTCCTTCATCTTGTTGCGGCGGTGCCAGCCACTGCCGTCGGCGAGCAGTTCGGCACGCTCGCGGTAGAGGTGGCGCTGCGCGGTACGGGCGCGGTTGAACCACACAGGGTCGATCGGTTTGCCCTGTGTCTGGCGGGTCAGATCGGCGGTCGCGATCTGGGTGCGGATCTTGGCGATCGCGTCGTCGAGTTCGATCAGGCGGCGCTGTTTTTCAGGCAAGCCGGGGGTGTCCGCGGCCACAGGGGCCGCGTTGGTTATGTCAGTCATGGTCAGTCTCTTGTCTGGCTGAGGCTGCCGCGACTTCCCGCGGCAGCCCGCAGGATCAGGTGTTACGGTTCCACGGAGCTCCGGCCGGCGGCGCTGCCGACTGCGGGGTCGCGGGTGCAGGCTGATGCGCAGCCGGCGCGGTCTTGTCCGGGACGAGGTAGCGGATCGTATTCTTTTCCGAATATCCGTCCTTGGGCGGCTTCACGCCGACCTGGATCGACATCGGCACCAGGTGCAGATCGACGCTGTCATTGACCTGCAGCTTGCCAGTCGCGTGGCAGATGGCCGACAGGGTGCGCTGCGCGATCTCGACCGTCTGCGGGTTCGAGTTCACGAGGTTCAGCTGGTCGAACAGCTTGCGGCCCTGGTACGGCCCTTCGATGATGTCGAGCATCAGCCAGAGAAACTGGCCCATGCCGTTGCGGGTCACGCGCATCTCGCTCTCGACGATCTGGGCGCGGTACTTGCCGGCGGGAACTACATCGTAGCCGGTCGTGGGATCGATGCTGGTCGCATCGAAGGCGTGATCAAAACGTGCCATTGGAAATCTCCGGATCAGGGCTGTTCGGGCTGAGGCATGGCCGCGACGAAGGCTTTCCAATCGAGCGGAAGCGTGTCGGGCAGGCCGTAGCGGTTCTTGGCAAGGAAGGCCGGACGTTCGGCGGTGTGCAGGACGCGCTCACCGGAGCCGAGTGCCCGAGCTACCTTCTTGTTAAAGCCAACGTCCGCCTTCGTGATGGACATGCGGTAGTTGGCAAAAAGCACGACATCGCAGTGCTCTTGCAGCAGGGCCGCAGCGCGTGCCTGGAGCTTGATGACGTAGCGGTCGTAAGGCTCGTGCTCGGGGCTATCGAAGCGCTTGATGTCGGTATGCGCGATCTGGACGACCGCCATGCCGCGGCGATCGCGCAAGTTGTTCAGGCGATCGAGATATTCGCGCCAGACCGTAAGCGCCTCAGCATAGCCCTTGCCGAAGCCCGGGGCTTCGATCGAGGCCCAGCCGTTGCGGCGGCAGGTCTCAGCCCAGACCAGCGGTTCAAGCCAGTCGACACTGTCAATGACGACCGTGCTGTAAGCGTGCTCTTCATTGAGCAGAGCGTCGAGCGCATCAACGACGTCGGCATAGCTGGTGGCGAGCGGGAAATGCGGCACCTTCAGCATGCCGAGACCGTCCTCGGTCATGATCACGACCGGAGCATCGGCACCGGCAGCGAACGTCGTCTTACCGACGCCGTGAACGCCATGCATGAGGATCCGGGGCGGACGCAGCGTGCTCGACATCTGCAGGGAGGCAAGCGAGATAGCCATCAGCTCGCACTCCCTTTGAGGGCCGACTTCACGGCCGGGTCGATACCGATGGCGCCGGCCTCGCGGGCCATCTTGTAAAGGCGCTTCAGGGACGAGGCGCGGTTCGAGGCGGCAATGCTTTCCTGGTCAGCGGCGACGATGGCAAAGGCGATATCGTCAACGGTTGCGTCTTCGAGCGGCAGCGGATCATCGCTTTCGCGTGCCGGGTGCTTCGGAAAGGTGACCGCATCAGGCAGGTCTTCAAGGGCGTAGTGGGCTTTGCGCAGACGCGCGATCGGGTTCGGGAACAACATAGTGAAACCTTTTTGTTGGGAATTTGATTCTTGCTTGCGCTTAGGCAGGCTGACGGGCGACGCCGCCGGGCGTGGACTGGCGAATTTGGTCAGCCTCGAAGGCTTCAACATCTTCGATGCGGTAGACTACGCGCCCCCCGATCTTGATGAACTGCGGGCCTTCGCCCGTGAAACGCCACCGCTCGAGCGTGCGGGGGCTAATGGTCCAGCGAGCAGCAAGCTCGATCTGGTTCAGGTGACGGGTGGCCATTCGGATCTCCTTCGGTTCAGTTGAAAACCTGCGGAGACAATGGCGTTTATGCGGGGAGGATTCGGGGAGGCGGCAGGGAGGGGGGAGG